CATTCTGTTTAGTAGCGATAAGATCAGCACCAACAGTTACATTACCAGCACTAGTTAAAGCTAAGTTAGCTGTACCTGAATTACTCCCGTGAGTAATATTCGTTGTTTTTAATGTACTCATATCATGTATCCCCTAGACGTAAAAATACAACATTGGTTTCACTTTGGTTAGTATCACCATACCACTCAATAGATGAAGCAGCTTTCACATCAAATTTCACTTTTACATCACTAGTAGAGGTTACATCCATTAAAGCTTCTGTTGACATTGATACATGACTGTCACCATCCTCACAAGAGTCTCTAGTCGTAGACACAACGTTATAAGCACTATTATTCAATGTTGCGTGTATACTCATTTCTACCCAATCAGCACTAGTTCCTGCACACCAAGTATTAAAAGTCACTAACCAGTAACCTGTAGCTGGAAAAGTGAAAACTCCTGATGATTCAGACATACCAGTGCCAAGTGGTCCTGCACTTCCTCTAGCATCTACACGTTCCCAGTTACTAGTTATAATTGTATCGGCTGAAGAGAAGTTTGCAGTTACTCTCCACTGATCTGCCATAGCTAGACCGGGGTATTTCCATTCAAGCTGACCTGAACCATTTGTAGTCAAAACTTGACCAGCTGCTCCGTCTGCTATAGGAAGTTTAAATGTTATATCTGCTCCACTTGTTGTATTGGTAGGTGCGTCAAGTGATACTGATCCAGATGATCCGTTTAGTTTTAATGTCATAATTTACGATGTCCCTGCTAATTTGAATCCAGACCAATAAGTTCTGGCTGCATTTACAACTTGATCTCCAGATTCTCCGTGAACAATATATACTTCCATATAATCAGCTGCATCTAGGTTATATAATAAACTATGTCTAACAAAGATTAGATTGTTAGATCCTGTAGACCATTCTCTATCAGATTGAGGAGTATCAATTCCAGATCCATTTTTATAGAATCTTAATTCAACTTCTGTGTTATCACCAACATCATCTATACATGCTTGACAATCAAAATGATAAACACCACCTTTACCAGCTGGAACAGTGAATTTATTACTTGCAAAGGCATTATCAGTATCCCAATCTTCTGTATCCCAAGCAATCTTAGTTAATGTATTTTGAGCTACACCTGTTTGGTTTGATGCTAGTCTAACTCCAAAACTAGGTGTATTAACACCCACACCTGCAGCTAAATCTGCTTCTTGAATTGAAGCGTTTGGTAAACCGCCTGCAGATAAACCTGTGACAGTACCACTTCCATTAATTGTTATTGCCATTATACTATTGTCCAAGTTTCTCCATCGCCTACAGTAACCGTCACTGAATTGTTAATCGTGATCGGTCCTGCAGACATGGCGTTTTGATTGTTTGTTATGGTATAATTCTGAGTTACGGTTTGACCGTTTTCCCAGAATATTTTATCTGATCCAGCTCCTTGAGCACCAGCAGCTACTTCACCCCATGATATATCTGTACCATCAGATTTTAATACATAGTTTGCAGTACCTACTGCTAAAGCTGCAGGATTACCAGAAGAATCACCATATATGATTTTACCTCTAGCAAGCCCTGCCATCTTAGCAAGGGTTACTTGATCATCAGCGATATGAGCGGTATCTATACTACCATCAGTATAGTGTTCGGAATTAATAGCATCATCTGCTATCTTTGCACCTGTAACTGCGTCAGCAGCTATATCAGCTGTCTTAACTTCTAAATCCTTTACACCTAAAGAATTAACTTCTGTTAATGCCATTAATCAGGTACCTCCACTAATCCTATTGCCTTTTTTTCATCCAGTGTTGTTAACCTTAGCCAATTAGCTGGATACTTGATACCTCTATGAGTAAAAGGCATATCAAGTTTTAGTATTCTGTTGTGATCTGTTTCTTTAAATGCCATTTTACTTCGCATTAGCGTATTTAAAAGGTGATTCAGCAAAAGCTAAATATATAAAAGTACCACCGTTATTATTATAACCTCCACTGGTATTCCTTATTTTTATACCATTGCTTAAAAAATCAAAAAAGGTAGATGTTACTTCACCATTGTTGGTATCAACTTGCAATCTACTTGTAATCACATTATGTGGATCTCTTGCATTATCATATACTTCCCAACTTTCTCCATTAGCTATATTTTTAACCATAAACCAAGCAGGTTTAAATCCAGTATAAATAAATGGTCCATCAGAAGAATTATTTCCTCTATAGCTACCTACTTTTGAATAGCCTTCTACACTTGCCCATAAATAAGCAATAAAAGTACTACCATTAGCATTTGTAATTGCATGGTTTTGAGTAGTAAAGACACTGCTTGTAGGTGCTGTGTCGTTCCACATTTCAAGGTCTTCAAAGGCATCCGATGTATTCAACCTTCCAAAATAATCTTCAGGAGTAGTATTTGAGTTATGGTGATAAACAACCCAATGCTGATCTGTTTCACCACTATCTAAAGATTTAACAATTATCATTTCAGGAACCACGCCCAATGAATGTGCTCGTGTTTGTGGATTATTACCTGTTCCTGTATAACCAAACATATCAAAACCTGCTGAAGCTGATTCCTTCCAACTCCAAGCTACCCAACTATCACCATTACTAGCATTAGGCCAAGTTGCTCCTAAAGTAACACCATCAGAATCAAAGCTTGTTACACCATCTGCTACCTCAGTGTCGTTTGCATAAGCA